ATTAAAAAATAATATTGGATTCATAAAACTTAATGTTGAAGAAACAGTTATAAGAATTATTATTAAATGGCGCTGCGGTGTAAAATAAAGAAAAAAAGAAAAATGTATAACAAAATCCGTTATACATATTTTTTATAAATCTCTTAACATTTCATTTTTTAATAAAAGTTTTTCCGCGTCTAATTCGATTTGGGTTATTTCGTTGCCGTTCTTATCATATAAATATAAAACTTTGTCATCGTCTGCAAGGTCTTTATATCTGTCGCTTTTGTTTTTTAATTGTCTGTTAAATCCCATTATGCGTTTATTACTGTCTATTAGCAAATATAAATAAATGTCGCGTTCTGTAATTGTTTTATCTCTACGGTTTAAAATATGGTTTGTAGTTTTGCCTTTTTCATAAACTTTTAAACCTGCTTCGTAAATGTCGCGCGGTGTTACTTTACATTCTTCTTTAATATTCGCCGTCCTGCGTTTGAATTCCTTTTTTTTATCTTCCGAACCAACACGAATATTATATAAGTCTTTGTTATTTGTTACCATTTTTATTAAACTCCTTTTAATATTTCGAAGTTCATGTTTAAAAATAGTGCAAAAGTTTATTAATACATAATTTAAAAAATAATATTAATTGTTTAAACTCTTGTTTTATGGTTCTTAAACTATGATTTGGCGATTTGGGTTTAAGAACTGTTTTCACTATTTTTTAAATACTGACTTCGTTATTAATGCAATATTCAATATACTTAATTATTACTTCGTTTTGGGTTAAATCGTTATCAAATGAAACGTCTTTAACCTTTTTTAATAATTCTTTATCGATTTTTAAACTAGTTCTAACATCCATTTTAATAAAACTCCCTTTGGGTTTTATGGTTAATGTTTTTGCATTTATAATTATATAAGTATTTGCATTTATGCGCCTATGTGTGTTGATGTTTTACTATTTGAAAATATTGTTGTTATATCCTATACTTTATAGAATAGGATATAAAAAAACGCCTATAACCACGCCGTTTATTAATTTCCTGTTTTCAACCCTGCAAAATTAAACAGTTAAACAAAATATGACAAAAAATATTAAACATTTGGTTCGCAAAAAATGAAGTTCCAACAGGTGAAAAAAATATTTCGATTTATAAAAAAAAGTTTACCGAAGTTTACCGTAAAAAAGTTTAATGAAGTTTAATGAAGTTTAATCTAAAAGGTTACTGAAAGTTACTGAAAGTTACCATAAAAAAAGTTTGATGAAGTTTGATGAAGTTTGATGAAAGTTAATTTATTTTAGTTCCTGTTAGATTCATGAAAATATAATTGCAGTTATATTTTTTGAAAGCAGCATAACAGGAACTAAAAATATTTGTGTTTAATATTGGAAGTTCCAATAAATAAAACCTTCTCGGTTTCAATTAACTATAATTTAACAACTGCCATTATTAAAGAATAATTAATTGTTTAATACAAAATTCATTTTATACCGCTTATTATATATTAAATCGCCAACTTTAATATAAATAAGTCTGCGGCAACTTGTTTTTATGTGAATTGGTTAAATCTGCAAATCTTAACCAACAATTAATATATTGTTAAAGGAAGTTTATAAATATATAATATCCTATTCTTTTTTATTGGTTTCGATTGGTTTAGGATTTTCTTTTAAAATCTGCTTTGCTAGTGTTGGCGTTCTGTTAAACAAACCGTTTATAATTCCGCGTTCTTCATATGAATAAACCGCAAGCAATAAAGTTTTCGATGTGTCTTTTTCATTATTCAACTCTTTGTTTAATGCTGCTAATTCTTTTGCGTGGGTTTTGTTAATTTCGTTTATTTCTTTTTCTTTTTCTAAAACCTGTTGCGTTGCTTCCAAAACGTTTTTATTTGCGGTTTCTATAATGGTTTCTTTTTCATTTTTCAAGTTCTGCAATTCTGTTTTAATTGCTTCTAGTTCTGTTTTTAATTTTTGGTTTTCAGTTTCCAAACCTTCAACATTTTCTTTTAATTGTTTGGTCTGCGGTTCTAGATTCTCTTTAAATGTTTGTATCTTATCGGATTTAATAATAATAACTTCGTCATCCTTTTTATATTTACTATTAACGCCTAAATTTAATTGTTTGTTGTTTCTTCCGTCCTTTCGCCTGTATTCTCTAACAATTGCTTCTTCATAATACATGAATTAATATATATTTCGAACCTGTTATTAATAGTTTTGAACGCGGGTTTGGATGTTTCAACAATTACCAAACAGTATATTAAAAGAAACCTTTATAAGTGTTAATTTAAATAAATAATAATTGGATTAGATTAATTTTAATTTTTTCACGTCATCAACAAATTAATTTTAATTTTCCATAATCCATAATTTTTAGAATTGTTAAAAACTACCATTTACAACGCTCTAATAATTGATGTTAAAACAATATCTAAACAAAATTTAAACCTATTTCCAAACAGTCAATTAATTTTAAAAGCATGAAAACCAACTAAAACAGAACCTTCTAAAATATTTGAACTGTTTTATTTGCATTAGCATATATATTAACGGCAATAGTTGAAATGTTTGTTTCAATTGTTGCCGTATTATATGTTTAAACTTTTTTTATACAATTACAAAACAATATTTTAACGCCGTCAAATGTAGATTAAACAATTATTATATATGGCGTTCAAACGCTACTATATGAAATATTAAAAAAATAAGTTAGAATTGTTAAAGTTACAAACAATTCTATTAATTTAAATGAACTTTTTTTTAATTTAAATACATTAATTTTAGTTGTTGTTTTTTGTTACTAGAAAATTCTAGAAACATCAATTAAATATATTTTCTTAATAATGGATTGCCTTTAACACGTACATATTTACGCCCGTTTATGTCCGTACGTGGTGCAATGCGTCCCGCTTTTATAGTTGAACCACCACCAAATTTATTTAACCAATTAAACCCGTATGAGATAGCGTCAATAATATCGTCATGTTTTCCCAAAGGAAACGCTTTTAACTGTTTCATTATTTCACCGCGCAAATAATCGTTAGTTATTGCAATTCTAATTTTTCCGTCAAGTATAGCGTTTTTTAATGGTGTTGCACGGTCTATTTTTGCGCCTATTGGTTCGGATTGAATACAATTATAACCCATTAAATATTTTGAATATTCATTAAACAGGAACTTCGCAGCACCGCCAACCGTTCCCGTTTCTATTAAAATAGGTATATACGCGCTGTCTTTTTCTGCTATGCTTTTTATATGATTTTTCAAACCGTCGCCGTATTGCCCAAATTGTAAATTTGAAACAATAAAAGTTTCGTCGCGTAAACGGTGCATTAATACGCCTGCCGTACTGTCATTTATATCGCCTTTTGTTTCGTCTGAATATGCTAAATCCCATGACCTGCAAGACATAACGGGCGGGTTATCCTGTATTCTATACGGTTCGTTTTCCCATATAATATTTTCAACGTTAAAAAACGAACCTGTTTCGTCTAACGGTCTTTGTTGATATATGGAACTAAATAACCTTTCGCCCATTTCTTCCATTTGTTTATTTAAAAATTCTATTGAATAGCGTTCTTTCCATAATGGCGAACCGTCCTCTTTAATTGCAGGAAAAGAAATAAATTCGTATTCGTTTGGGTGGTTTTCCATTAAATAACCTTGTAAATCTGAATTTGCCCAACGGGTATGCAATATTAAAAGTTTGGTTTGTATTTCTCTACGCTGCAAAACTATATTTTTAAACCAATCTATTTTTTTTTCTAATAGTGTTGGCGTTATATCTGAAAAACCTTTATATATATCGTCTAAAATTAAATAATCTGCGTTCTGTCCCGTTATACTGCCATTAGAACCAACTAAACGAATAGAACCCTTATATAAATGTCCGTCTTTATTACAAAATTTAATATGTGTGGAACTGTGTTTAACATCCGAAAGATAAACGTTAAAGATTGCACCATATAATTTAATATACTCCCTTAAACGAATTCCAAAATTTTCGCTTAAACTTGCTTCGGCGTTAATAATTAATATATCTAAATTTGGGTTCTGAAATATTAACCATAATGGAAACGCTAACGTTACAACGCTTGTTTTACTGTGTCGCGGTGGTAATGCAACGCATAAATTATTTTTATAACCTAAATAAATTTGGGTTAATTCATCCGTTAAAATTTTAATATGCTCCGCTTCAACATTGTTAGAATATGTTATTGCAATAAAATTATAATAAAATTCGTATAAATCCAAAAGCATATTTTCTAATTCGGTTTGGGTTAAGTTGTTAATTAATCGTATTAACTTATTTTTCATTATTATAACGCTCCCGAATACGTTCTTTGTTAAATATCGCCTTTATATCGTGGCTTAATTCTTCTTCTATTTCTTCGGTTTCATTAAGATTATAATTAAACGGTTCTGCTAATTTAATCTTTGAATCTGCTTTTGATTCACTTATTAAAATATTTGCATTCAAAAACAAATTATAATAAATGAAACCTATTATATTTGGATAGGTTTCTTTATAATTTTCCGCTATGTCCTTTAATAAATTCAAATTGTAATTAAATAATTTTTCGTTACCGTCATTAAAATTAGTATAATAATAACGTGTTAAATATAGAATATATTGTTTTAATTCATTTTTTGAAAGATTATTTAATAATTCTTTTTGTTTGTTTTCTAAATTGGAAATGTTACCCATTTAAGCACCGCCCACAAAAAACAATTCATTTATTATTTAACATTGCTTTCAATTGTTGGTTTTCATGCTCCAACTCTTGAAGGCGTTGTTTTTCTTTTTTTTCATTCGCGAACCTTTGGCGTCCATATGCGTACGCTTTCGCCAATACCTGCAAACCATTATTTGTTTTAATTTCGTCAATTGTTACTTCATGAATTGCAACAGGTTTAAAATTATTTTCTAAATTTTCCGCAAGTATTTTATTAATTGCATTCAATAAACAGGCGTTCACGTAAATATATAAATTTGGATGTTCGAACTCGTATATTTTAATTAATTCTTTTAATTGGTCTACCGTCTGCAAATATAACGCCTTATCATTATTTAAGAAACTAGAAAAATAATTTTTGCTTAACTTCTTAACATAAACTTCAATTTCTTCAACAGATAAATTAACAATTAATTCTTTTTGTTTGTTTTCTAATTTTTGGATGTTAGTATTAATTTTAATCACTTCCTTTTAATATTGCTATTTCGTCATTTATCTTTGTTAGTTCCGCAACTGCATTAGAAATATTTTTATTTGTTTCGGTTTCGTCATTTGCTTCGGTTAATAAACTTGCGGTTAAACCTTCTTCCATTAATTTAAGTTTCGTTTGAATTTCGTTTATTTGTTTATCTTTCAACAAAGTATTTGTTATTTTCAAACCTTCCAACGCTGTTTTATATTGAAATGCTTTTGCCCTGCTAACAGTTGGATTTTTAATATTATTCTTTTTTGTCGCCGTTTCTATTAATTCAACATTTAAACGCAAAGATTCGTTTATTAAAAATTGTCTTATATCGTTATCGTTTTCAAATGTTGGTACTTTAACAGGTTGTTTTTTTGGTCTGCCCCGTTTCCTTTTTGGTTTGTCTGTCATTGTTTAAACTCCTATGAAAATCTTTTTTTGAATTAATTCACAAAAAATAAAAAACCTTTTAAAACTCTTTATTGGCGAAAATTCGGAACGATTAAGAATATTTTTAATATAAATTACCTTATAAAAAAAAATATCATAACGGGCGGTTTTCCTTTGCCTGTTGAATCGTTTGTTTTTGTGGGTTTTTTTTCATTGTTTCGCCTGTATTTGTGTTTTGTGTTGGTTTGTGGGTTTTTTGGTTTTGTGGTTTTTTGTTGTTTTATGTGTATTTAATTAATGTTTTTATTATTGTTTTATTTATAGGTTGTGTTTCCTTAAAGAATAGGTTTATTATTATCCTACTTATAGGATTAACTACTAATTTAATTAACCGTAACTTTAAATAAAATGATAGCAATAATAATAACCGTGAAAGGTTTCACAAATATTTTTTTGTTGTGGTGAAATATTTGTTAGATAATAAACCAACAATAACAACTTCTTGAATAAAAAACAATTGATTCGCCTAAATGCAATTGCTTAATATACGAAACACGTTAAAAACCTTTCACATTCACCAACAATAAAAAAACATTAATTTAAACTAGCAAATAAATAAAATACCGTTCCGCACACTTTACACAATAAAAAATTTATGTGTGCGGAACTTCACCGCCCGCCATTCATTAAATAAAACATTTTCCGCGCTTCTACAAATTTTTACACACTTAGCAGATTCAACGCCTTATTATGTCATAAAAGTAAAACAGGATATTTTTATTATTTTACTTTTTTCACAAGTTCACTATATAGAACCGCTAACTGTGTCAAATCTTAACGGAGTGTTTAGAATTGTTTATTGGTTGATTGGCGAACGCTGTGTTGTTACACACTTCAAAAATAAAGTGTGTAAAGTGTGCAAATTCTTATTTTTTTAATTGCCGTTCATTTCTTCTAACATTCGTTGCCATTCGTCATCGTTTTCCATTTCATCCAAATACTCGTTATATTCCCATGTTTTACATAAATTTGGGTATTGTCTGACGCTTTTATACTCTGAATCTTTTGTTGTTACTGTGGTGTAACTGTCATCAAAATCGAAACAACTTCGAATTTTCTTCAATAACGTTTTTGGTTTAATCTTATATTGTTTTTCTTCAATTTCTGTAATACTTAAACCGTTTTGTTTTGCAACATATAACAACAATTGGTTTAATTCGTCTGCAATAACAGGTTCTTCGCCGTCTTTCTTTGAATAATAATTAACCTTAACTAGTTTAGGCAATAAATAATTCTCTATTGGGTTCGTGTGTTTTCCTAATAGTTCGATTGTTTTATTTTCGTCTAAACGTGCTTTAAAATCATTATTGTTTTGAATCATTTCTTTATATGCTCCTATCCCGTTATATAATAAATATTCTATTTCCTGCGGGTCTGCTAATATCTCATCTAAAAGGTGTTTATTTTGCTTGTTTGTGCCTCTAAATTGGTTTAAGAACTCAAATATTATTATTCTTTGTATTACTTGCATATCAAAACCTTTGGCGAATCGTGGGAAGTTATTACAAACCGTTAGAAAGTCGGGAACTTCTTCTTTTGGTAATACGCTTTTATCTTGTCCTTTAAACTCGATTGGTATATCATCGTAGCCCGTAATTCCTTTTAATAGTCCTGTTTCTTCTATTGGTTTCGTTGGTGAATCAGTAACTATATTAATTTGTTTATTAACTAAATTGGATGTTGCAAAACGGTTTTCGGTTGTTAATTCCTGTATTTGTAAATGTCCAACATTAACAGAACCAAAAATTGCAGTTATAATATTTGTTGCTACTCCTTTACCTGCTCCGCCTATTCCTGCAAAGATAAACCAACAATTTAAAAAATTCCCACTTGTTAATATATACCCTATAAATTCAAAGAATGCCGTAACACGTTCTTTTAATTCTTCTTCGGTGTCGCCTCTTTGTTTTAATGATGTTTCTAAAAAATGTTGTATTTTTTCGCCTTTTGCATTTGGATTATAATTATAATTAACTTCGGTTAATGTTAAAACAGGTTCGTCGGTTTCTTCAATAACCTTAAAATTTTCTAGGTCATAAAGGCAATTTTTGAATTTAACTATATTATAAGTTGGTTTCCTGCGGTCGCCTATATATGTTAATGCGTGTTTAATGTCATCGTTTGAAATAGAATTTGCTTCGAAGTCGCCGTTATTGTTTAACCATATAATTAAGTCATCCGTTTCCATTGAATCAAAACCATTAGTTGCAGCATTATATTTATATGGTTGGTTAATGGATTTTCTTAAAATAACGCCATTTTCATATAAATAATTGCCTAATTGTTTACGGGCGTAACTTTCGCGGTTTCGTTCTTTGAATAATATTTTTAATTCAATTTCGTTAGAAACTTGTTTTGGTGTGGTGGCGTAGTTTTCCAAATTGTTTATACTAATCCTTATGATTTCAACAAAGAACGCAGGCAATTTATAATTCTCGTTAATTTGTTGTATAAAAATATTAATTGCTTCGATGTCTTTTTTTTGAATATCAAAATATTTATTTTTGAATTTGAATTTAAACGAACTTATTTCTTTATTGGTCTTGCTATATCTGAAAGAACCAATATTAGAACCAAAATTTAATATTAAATCAATTCCATTAAATACGCCTTCATATTTTAACCATTTATCTAAATCCGTTTCATATAATAGTATTGGTATTTGATTATCGTTAATTGAAACATCGCCAACAATTTCTTTTTTGAATGTTTTATTACAAATTGCGTTAATGTCATCCATTAATTTAGCAGCATTAAAATTAGAATCTTTTTTTAATACTAGTTCGCAGAACTTCGGCAAACCTGTTTTATTTTTGATGTCATTTCTTTCGGTGTAATTTTTCAAAATGGTTTTTTTAAATTCCTGTGAACTTTTAAATATATTTCCAACGTTATGAATGACGCCATTAGCAATTTTTTTAGCGCTTTCAATATCAATATTATTAGAAAAATAACCGCCTATTGCTAACGCTCCAATATGTTTTTCGTCATTAATTGTTTTAAATAATGGTGCAACTAGATTAACCATTTTTTTAACTTCTTTTTTATCTAATGTTTTTAAATTATTGTTTTTGGGTTCTTTGGTTCTGAATGTGTTGTTTTGTTGTTTCTTCCTGTGGGTTTCTTCAACTTTTGGTTTATATGTGTAACCGTGTTTTGTTAATGCTTGAATAACTGCTTTATTAATATCGTCTACCGTTCCAACATCCGCAAGTTTATTAGTTTCACCTATTAAATCATATGATTTAATTTTATAATTATTCTCTTTTAATTTGGTCTTACTTGAAGGCAAAACCATTTGTTTAGAACGGTATTTTGTAAATATTTCTATGCTGCTGTTTAAACATTTATTTCGCAATTCTTTAATTGGAAAATCTGACGGAAAATATAAACTTTCGCTAGTTTCATGGATTTTATTATTAATTGTTTTATTCCATTTATATAGGTGGTATCCGTCGGATTGCGTGGAAACGTTTAAAGAATCGCCAAATTCTTTTTCTAAACATTCAAATATATGTTTTTTAGTAAATTGTTTAATTCGTTCTTTTTCTTCGTCTGTGCCTTCTTCTAATTTATACCCGTCTACGTCCACGCCTGCCAAAGATATATTATTAACTTCGTGGTTATATCCAACACAAACGCCATAATTTCCCGCGTGTTCTCTTAATCCTGTGTACTCTTTGCCATTATAAATATAATTATCAAGTTTTGAAGGTACATTAAAATAATCGTCATCCATTGGATTTTTATTATTTTCGTATACTTTCAGAACTTTTATTTTATCGTCTGCAATATATTTTTCGATGTCTGTTATTTGTGATTTTAATTCTTTAAACTCTTTTGTTTCTTCTTCCATTGCTCGAACCTTCCAATATGTGTTTTTTAACGCTAAAATTATCTAACTATCATGAAAACCAACCGCCATTTTAAAATAAAATTAAAAATAAATGAAATAAAAGTTTTAAATTATTTTTATTCATTCCATTTTTTTTAATAATCTGTTATTGCGTTGAATCTGTTATTGCTTGCAATAGTTCACGGTCATAATTATTATATCTAAATGTTAATTCTCGAACGGCGTCTTTAATATCTGAAATAACTTTTATTTCGCCTAACGTCTTTTGTAGTGTGCAATATTTAATATATAATATGTTTTGTTTTAATGCTTTTGAATAAAATTCTACATCATTAACGGCATTGAATAGGTCTATATAATTCTTTTCAAATCCGCGTTTGTCTAGTGTGTTAATTGCTAATTTAAACCCATAATCTAACGCTTTTTGTTCATATTCTAATATTGCGGTTATTTCTTCAACTGTTGGCAAACGTTCAAAATCTTTAATTGCTGCTAGAACCCTTTTAAATTGTTTTTCTTCTTCGCTTGCTTCTTCATTAATTAAAAATTCCATTTCGTAAACTGCGATTGTTTTTTCTTCAAATTTTGGTATAATCATTTTAAGAACTCCGTATTGTTGTTTATTGAATTATAAATTTTTTCTAGTGAATTGATTTCACGATTAAATATTTTAATCAAATCCATTAACCAACTATAATAAAATTTTTCTTTTGTGTTGTCTTCGTTAAAGGCGTTGAAACGGGTTAATTTGTTAGTAAATGAAACAATAATAAACGCACCTGTTTTATATCCTTTAAAATCTGAATAATGCGGAACGGAAATATTAACGGTTGGTTCGTATAAATAGGTTTCTAAATTCGGTGTTGAAAGATATGTTTTAAAAGCGCTGCTTAAAATAATAGTTAAGTTTCTAAATAGTTTGTTGTTTGCCTGCGCTTCCTGTGAACTTAATAAATTATCGGTGCAAAGTCCAATATATTCTAAATATGTTGATATAGTGAACTTATAATTTTTAATCATTTCTTCAAGTTCCATTTAAAACACTCCTTTTTATAATGTTACTCCGTTTGATGTTGCAATTTTTTTATAAGTTTCTAAATCTTCTTCAATAGTTTCTAAAATTACCGCCATATTAGTTATTTTAAAACCTATTTCCGTTTTGTTTTCGTTGAAGTCTTTGTTAAACTCTTTCAATTTGTTTAATTCGCTTTCTAAATCCTTTAAACAAACAGTCATATTAAATAACGGTCTTTGTTGCGGATATGGATTTAACGGAAAACTTTTTTTAAGATATTCTTTTTTATTTGCTTCCATTTAAACCGCTCCTTTTTTCGATTTCAATTAATTTGTTTAATCGATATTTTAAACATTTAGCAGAATCTTTAATAATATTTAATGCTTCTATGTTTTTAGGTGATTTAAACGCATTAAAATTATCTAAATCATTAATAAACGCAAGAATGCTGCGTATTTCATTATTTTTATATGCTCTAAAATTAGTGGAAAATCTTTTATCAGATTCATTTATTTTAGTTTCTTCACCTAATAAATACCCTTCCAAATACTGCGTTGATATATACGCCTTGAATGTATGCTTTAAAATAATTGTTAAGGTTCTTAAAACATTTTTATTTTTAACGGCTTCCTGTGAATTTACTAATTTACTTGTATATGTTCCAATATATTCAAGTTGCACGTATATATTAATTTTACTTTCTTCAATAATTTCTTTAATATCTGTATCCATTTAAACCACCCATTATAATAAAATAACTTCCTTATGCTGTGCATTTAATAATTTAACTGCTTCTTCGTCTGTTAATCCGTCAAGTTGATTAACTAATAAATTAATTGCAATTTTACAAATAATATTATAAGAAATATTACCAACTTCCTTTTCGTATACTGCTTTAATTGTCGCCATTGCTTCCGCCAAATCATGTTTTAAATATATATGTCTGTCCATTCCGTTCGGAAACTCGTTTATTACTAAATTCTCTTTCATATTATCGAATACCATGTTATTAAACTCCTTTTATATCTTTTAAAATGTCATATTCTAACAAATGCGCATTATAATTAAATATTGATAAATCAACGCGTTTTTCGTCATTTTCAACTATTTCGTTTGCTATTGCTAAATTACCGCCGTTAGATGTTTCTAATTCTAAAACTTCATTAAAATTAGAAACAATATCATTACAAACATTAATATAAAATAATGTTTGTTTTTCGTCTAAATATTGAACGTGGCGAATTTCTAGGCGTTGTTTATATTTGTAAATCTTATTAAAATCCTCTGCCAATTGTAGCGCGTCCAAAGGTTTTAAAATAAATTTAGTTGAATCTAACGTTAAAAACAGGCGTTGCAAGTATTGGTTATATGTCATTAAAGTAGTTTGTAAACTTACTAAATTAACGGCAACTTCTTTTTCTATACTCTGTAAAAACATTTTTAAACCGCTCCCAAATCAATATCAGATTCGTTATTATTAACCCTTTGAATATCATGTTGCGTAAGTTTTGAAAGTCTGTTTTCCTGCATGGTTCGGATTGTTTGGGTTTTCTTTAAAATGTCATCGCAGTTATTTTTTATAACGTTTAATGTTGAATCATTAATTTTAATTGCAGGTTTATTTAATTCTATTGCCTTAATTAATAGAATGGTTTCAAATTCTAACATTAATATACGTGAATAGGTTTCATTTACTAAAACAACACCTTCGCAACCCATGTTTTTAATAATGTCATCCATATAAAATAATTGGTCTGTTGCATGGTCAATTAAGTTTTCTGAATTATTATTAATGGATGTTGTAGCGTCTTTAATACCTTCAAGTATTATATTATTATTCATTTAAACCACTCCTAACGCGGTTTGAACGCCGTTCGAATCCATTTCGTTAATTAATGAATCCTTATATATTTTTAGTTCCGCTACAACATTTTCAAAACTCAAATTGCTATTCATTAAATTATTAAACTCTATTGCTAATGCGTTTTTTAAATTTAATGGTGCGGTGAATAGATAATTGGATTTATAGTAATATCTATAATTTTTGCTTTGTGTTTGTGGTGAAGTTCTTAATTCATATTTTAAAATATTTTCGTCAATTGGAACTTCGCCAAATACTGCAACAGGAACTTCGCCAATATCTTTTTTTAAACTTTCAACAGCATCAAAAAATAATTGTTCTAACTGTGAAAAATCGCTTTTAAGTTCTGCTATTTCGTTTTTGCGTTTGTCTATTTCGTTTGCTAATGTTTTATTCTCTTTTTGTAGGTTTTCCACCTGCAAATATAAAGAATCTAGTTCATTTAATTGTTTTAATTGTTTAAACATTGTTTTCACCATTAATTTATTTAATGTTGTTGGATTTCGAAAATTCCTCTTCTTAATCCTAATTATAGGTTGAACTTTAATCTATATAAAGGTTTTGCTTAAAAAAAGGCGCTAAAAGGTCCACTTCTAAAAATAAATAAATATTTATCGTTATTTGAATAAATACCCATTCTAACAAAAAAACGGCAAAATAAATATTTAAACAATACCGAATAAATATTTATTCATTATAAAATAAACATTCAAAACAACAAAAATAAATATTAATCCAAAAATAAAATAATAAAAACGGTGAAAAATCTGTTGCATTAGTTACATTAAATTAATAATGAAACTGCATTTGGGAGGATGTTTTCAAATACTCGAAGAAACTGTTAATAAAAATAATGGTGAAAAAAATAATAATAAAATGATGGTGGCAACTGTTAAGAATTAGCGCCCAAATATTGCCACCATTCATTTAAAAAAATACTGCGTCAAAAAATATTTTTTCCCGTTCTGCTTTTTCGTCATCTGTCAAAGGTTCGGTTTCTTCTTTTTTTCTTAACTTTTCCAATTCTAAATTTAATTCATAATTAAAAAAAACATTTAATTCAGTTCTCATATTAAATGAAGTAAATTCATTATTTTTTAAACTGTGCGTTCTGTAAAGATTCACAAAAATTAAACGTTCTTTAATTTCCTGTTTGTCATCGTCTAACGGATTAAAAAGCGTGTCTATATCAGACGGCGGAACTAGATTAATTTCAATTTCTTCTTTTTCTGCGTCAAATCTAAACGTAAAATGTTTTTCCGTATATCCATTATATGCAGGCAAAATATAATATCCTGCATGAATGTTTTTATTATTTCCAACGCAATAGGTTTCTAAATCTTTGTTAAAGTCATCTAAATTATTTGGAACTTTGCCAACTACGTATATTTCTTTTTGATTATGCAAAATCGGGTTTGGCGTTGCTATAACCTTTTTATTTTCTAACAATTCACGTAAATTAAAAAAATATCGTTTTTCCCGCAAATAAATAAAATGATTTGTTAAAAGTTTGTCTTTTAATCTTTCTTCTATTAATTCATTAATTAACTTATTACGCCCATTTGGATTTTCAGTTAATAACAAATAATCTATTAATTTATTAAATGTTTTAACAGGTAATTCAACGTTAAATTTAGGTTCTTTTTTGCCTTCATTTTCTGCCGTTATTTTACTTTCTTTGGTTAATCCTCTCCCCATGTTAAACAACTCCTTGAATAATGTTTTTAAATATCGTTACTAATTCGAACTTTGTTAATTTCTTCTTCCTGCGGATTCAAATATATTAACGTGGAACTTATAGAACGATGTCTTAAAATCTTTTGAACTGTTACAACGTCTTGTTTTGCTTCTTTCAGTAAATAAACCGCTCTTGAATGGCGGAAAACGTGCGAACTATTATTTGCAACAATTGAAGAAATATTTGTTGCGTGTAATGAATCAACATAATTAGCAAGTTTGCGTATATCTAAATTAAAGTTCTCGCGTGCTAATGGTTTTGCTTTGCCGTCCTTTGAATTTCGTGTTGTACTAAACACAAAATCAGATTTAACCGCCTTTATATTTACATAATCCATTAAATATTTATATGTTTTTTCAGATATTGCCACGCGTGTTAATTCGCCTTTTGCTTTGCCTTTTTCATGAATCTTAATATAATATTCGTTACCGTCTGCAATAACGTTTTCTTCTTTTAATGTTAATGCTTCGTTAATACGCAAAGCGGTATTAAATAAGAATCTAATTAAAGTTGCGGTTCTAACTGCAATTTCATTAGATTTAAAAAAGTTACTGCATTCATTAATTAATAATTTTATTTCATTAATTGGCAACGCTTTATATTTAGCGTCCGCAACATCAAATTTATTAATTTCCGCTTTCAATCCTAAACATTTGTTTAAGAATGTTTTCACGCGTCTTAAATGGGTGTTTACTCCACTTGCTTTTATTTTAACAGTCCTGTTATTATATTCAAACCCTGCAAATAAAGAACCTTTAAACATTTCTAATATTTGGGTTATATTATCAGAACTAACAACATCGCAGGCAATAACATTTTCAACATAATAAATAAAATAATTAATGCTAGTGCGGTAATTCTTAAACGTGTTAATATTTTGGTTCTGCTTTGCTTCTAGAAACTTTGCAGATTCTTTTTTAACATCATTTAATTTTATTTCTTTGTATTCCATATTTTTAACAACTCCTTGAATAATAAAAAAAATTAATTGTTGGATTACATCCAACGAATTAACGAACCAATTTTTTAATTTCCCTGTTGAATCTGATATAAGTGTTTTTTGAATAATTGCTTAAATCATAAACACGAACTTCAACAATTTCAGATTTGTTAATACTAATAAAAACTTTTTGTTGTTTGGTTCTGCCGTTACACGCTATTATATTAAGTTTTCTTAATTCTTTTAATTCGGTTTCGGATTCAGAACCAAAATTAACAAAGGTTTTATTAATAGTATTAACAACTTTGCGAACCATTTTAAACACTAATCCAAAAGATATAATTAACGTTTTCGCTACCAAATACGAAAGCAAAAATAAATAAAAGGATTATAAATAAAAATCCTTTTAAAAATAATCTTTTTTTATTATATTCTAATGTTAATGGTTCTGCTTTGTGAAGTCTTGCAGGTGCTTTATTTTTCATTTTCGCCAACTCCTTTTTCGTGGCGTTCTAAATATTGCGCCTGTATTTCTTCCATTACTTTTAAAAATTCGTTTGGGTCTTTTATAATTAATATTTGCCCTGTGTTTTTTTCATTCAACATATTTAACAACTTCTTTTAATTTTGTTAGAATCCTTTTTAGGAATCTACAATTATTATTATGTTGGTTTGTAGTATATAAATATATCCTATTCTTATTAGTTATAGGATATTAAATATTAATAATGAATTTCAACAAAAACAATAGTTGAAGGCGCAACAGGATTATAAAATTAAAGAATCATATTTAACAACTTCTTGAAACTTTTGTTTTGAATTCTTGCGCCTTCATTCATTTAAACGAATAGTAATTAACAAAACTAGTTTTAACATCATTTTCAGTTATAGCAAGTTCATTATAAACAAACATTTCGAACTAATTATATTTTCAGATAATGGGCAAACCATAAGCAACAATTAAATTTATGGTGGGTATAGTTCCGCAGGTGGTGAAGTTCCTGTTATTGATGTTTCATTTTTGCCGTTTACACTTGAAACGCAACTAAAATTTTGGCAATAATTTTTTCGAAAAATTATATTTGAAGAAAATAGCGTTTTTGTATATGGTTCGTATACCCTGCATTTACAATTTAGTATTTTTGCAAATGTAACGGTTTTTTGAAAATCTAAAAAAAGTGCCTTTAAATTTAACAGAACCTTCAATTAAAATTATACTTTGTAATGTAAATGTATTGTAAATATAATGTAAATGTTATAATTTAAGGTATAGCAAACGAAAGTTCAGTTAGTTCGGCACGCCATATAGATGACCCAAATTTTTAAGATTTTCGAAAAATTGTAAACTTAATGTAAATGTAATGTATACGGTGAAAGTGTTAAAATAATTAAACGTTCCTTTCATTAAAACGAAGGTCATGAAAAAACGGCATAAAGTTTTTTTTAATAGGTAGTGTTTCAACTGTAAAGCAAAAAAAGAAAAATTTGAAGTTAAATTAATGGAAGTCATTAACATAACTTTCAAAATCTACTAAAACAGTTGGTATATTATTTTCTTTATATTCATTTTTTAATATTTGAATCGCTTCTTTAACTTCTATGGGTTCGCGTGTTAATATACTTGAATTAAAAATTTCTTTCAGAACCTGCAATTTATCGTTCGCAGTTCCATTAATTATATTTTCAATTATTTCGGTGAATGTATTAACTCGAACCGTTGGAACGTTAATATTTGAAAGTATTTCATATAACTGTTTTTTTTCTTCTTTCAATTGTCGGTTTTCTTCTAATACTCTTGCTAAAACTACGGCGTCGCCTTCATTACCAATTTTAAGTTTTTTCAATTTTTCTTTTGTTTCTGCGTAAACTCTTATTGTTGTTTCTGCTAATTTCTTTTTTTCTGTCATGATATATAACACTCCTTGAATTTTCATATTATATGAATTGTATAATATTAATTTACATTTTGTTTACAAATATATATAAATGTATTGTATACAATTAATTTACATCAAAGATTAATTAAAACAGGAACTTGAAGAAATAGCAGCGCAAATATTAAACGCAACACGTATAATAAAACAAAACTTGAAAAAACAATAATAATTAAATCATTTGGTCTATATGTAACAATAAAATTACAATAGTTTCTTCAAACTAAAAATAAGAAATATTTCTTTCATTCGTTGTTTAACATTTCACTTAATACAAAAAAAACTTCGGATTCATTTTTATTATTAAGAATCATTTCTTTAACTTCTAACGGTATTGGTTCGCCTGCCTGTTGTAGCATTCTAATTCTTATTGCAATTTCAATAAATTGTTTAACTTCGTTTTCGTCTTTGAAGTTCATGTTTATAAAATATTGTTTCATGATTCAAAAAATATTTTGCCTGTGGTGAATGGTATAACAGGAACTTTCAATAATTGGAAATGTATAACATAATCCGTTATACGTGTATAACATAATCCGTTATACATTTTTTTTATTTGGATTATATCAAAGCATTATTAAAGATTAAGCATTAACAATAGTTTCACCATTAACAACAAATTCAGAACCTGCAATTAATTAAATGAAACACTTATATTAATTATAGAAAAATGTATAACAAAAACCGTTATACAAATTATTTTTAATATGTGCTTTTGAATTTCGTGTTGGTAATGGTTAAGCATTGTAGATAAAGAACGAAGAAATAATTATTGGCGAATGGTGAAAATATTAATTCGTTGGCGTTGGATGTAATGTATAACATAATCCGTTATACGTACTTTTTTTATTTATTTTCGTCTGTAAATGGTGAATTATTTGTTGTTTGGTGTTTCGTGGTGTTTCGTGGTGTTGTTGTTGATGTAATATAATAATAATAATAATAATTGTTATTCAATAAATAATAATAATAATAAAGAATGTATAACATAATCCGTTATACCCACCAAATATATAAAGCGCAACAGTAATACTTTTTAGCTGAAAAGTAATAAAATGAATTTAACAAAGCAAATAACGAAACAAACAACAAAGCAAACGAATTAACCGAAACCAATGTTATAACATCAATTTCAACAATAACAGATTCACCACGAACCAAAAACCAAATATTTTTTCATAATCCAAATAAATTTTTATACCCTATACGTTTTTGATGTATAACAAAATCCGTTATACATAAAAATGAAATGATTCTTTCATGATATAGTTTAATTAATTGGTTCTAGCAGATAAACGCGCGGTTAAAATAATATCATTTTTTTAATTGCTTTGATGTCTACCATTTTCATAAAATATTAATGGTTCTGCATTAAATAAAAAAATCATGTATAACATAATCCGTTATACATTTTGCACCATGTATAACAAAATCCGTTATACATCCAATATTAAATAATAATTGTTGAATCTGCAAAACTAGAACCAAATAACATTAAAAAATAATATTGGATTCATAAAACTTAATGTTGAAGAAACAGTTATAA